AGCTTCAAATATAACTGCATCAAATCAATTAGCTTCAAATCAATTAGCTTCAAATCAATTAGCTTCAAATATAAATGCATCAAATCAATTAGCTTCAAATCAAAGAGCTTCAAATATAACTGCATCAAATCAATTAGCTTCAAATCAATTAGCTTCAAATATAACTGCATCAAATCAAAGAGCTTCAAATATAAATGCATCAAATCAATTAGCATCAAATCAATTAGCATCAAATCAATTAGCTTCAAATCAAAGAGCTTCAAATATAACTGCATCAAATCAATTAGCTTCAAATCAATTAGCTTCAAATATAAATACATCAAATCAAAGAGCTTCAAATATAACTGCATCAAATCAATTAGCTTCAAATCAATTAGCTTCAAATATAATAGCATCAAATCAATTAATATCTAATCAAATAGCTTCAAATATAAATGCATCAAATATAAATGCATCATTTTTATATGCATCAAATTTATATAATTATCAAAAATATATGTCTAATGTAGCAGGATCTAATAATGTAACATCAATAATAATACCTGTAATAAATGGATCATTTGATAATCCAAAACTTGAAGTTAATAGTTATAATAGTTATGATAAAATAGAGGGATGGAATTTTAATAAATTGAGCAATATTACAATTGGTATTGCAAATGGATCAGGATCACCATGGTCTAATGTTAAATTACCAATAAATATTACACAATTTTTATATGTACAATTTAGTCATATTGTGAGTACAACATCAATATATCAAACATTTGATTTAGATATAGGTAAATATGAATTATCTTTTTATTATTCAGCAAGACAAAGCGGTCATTATGATACTAAATATGTTTTAAATGTTACAATTGGAAAAACTAATATAGTTAGTAATTTAACTGCCAATCCTGCCGTATGGAATGAAAAAAAAACATCTTTTTTTATAAGTAATGTAGGAAAATATGATTTATCATTTATATTTAGTTCAAATATTTCAAAAGATATTGCATATAATATAACTGGAATTAGTTTAGTATATTATAAATATAATTAAATGAATCTATTTGTTTTGAAAAATATAACATTATATGGATCAATTGTTTTACCAAAATATTTACCTGGAAAATATATGTCATCTTCTTGATTACCAAAATTATTTGTTATTAATCTATAATCTTGATCTCTATATGGTTCTAATATACAATTAATATTTCAAATAATAATGTTTGTAACTTATAAAAATTAATAAAATAAATAATAATAATATTATTATTTATTAGATAATGTATTTTTTTATTTTTATTAACCATTAAAGGATTAATTAGATGGATTAGGTATATTAGATGGATCTGGCATATTAGAAAAATCTGGCATATTAGAAAGATCGGGCATATTAGATGAATCTGGAGTATTAGATTGATATGCTTTTTGAATTAGGGGCATTAATATTCCTTCAACATTTTTTCTTTTTTCTTCTAATTCAGTAGTAGATGCAGATTTATTTTCTTCTAACCATTTTATTGTTTCTTCAACAGTTTTTTCAACAGTTTCTAAATCATTACCTAATGATGATTTCATTTTTGGTTCATTTAATACAGATGATTTAATATTATATACATAATTTTCTAAATTATTTTTTGCTTCAATTTTCTTTTGTGCTTCTTCATCTGCTACTTTAAATGTTTCAGCATCTTTAATCATTTTTTCTATTTGATCTTTGGATAATCTATTTGATTCATTTTTAATAGTTATTTTTTCTGATTTACCAGAGCTTTTTTCACATGCAGATACATTTAATATACCATTAACATCTACTTCATATGTAATTTCAATTTGTGGTACTCCTCTAGGCATTGGTGGTATTCCTTTTAAATCAAATTTTCCTAATTGATTACAATCTCTTGTAAATTTTCTTTCACCTTCATATACACAAATTGAACATCCTGGTTGATTATCTGATGCAGTTGAAAATGTTTGTGTTTTCTTTGCTGGTAAAGTTGTACCACGTGGAATTAATACTGTCATTACTTCACCCGCTGTTTCAACACCAAGAGATAATGATGTTACATCTAATAATAATAATCCATCTAATTTTTCATCACCATTACCAGATAAAATTGCTGCTTGAACTGCTGCACCATATGCAACTGCTTCATCAGGATTTATACTTTTATTTAATTCTTTACCATTAAAATATTGAGATAATAATTCTTGAATTCTAGGTATTCTTGTTGATCCTCCAACAAGTACAACTTCATTAATATCACTTTTTTTCATTCCGGCATCTGTTAATACTTGATCTAATGGTGCTAAGGTATCTTTAAATATTTTATCACAAAGACTTTCAAATTTTGCTCTTGTTAATGAACTACTAAAATCAGTTCCTTCATATAAAGAATCTATTTCTATTTTTGCTATTGTTGCAGTTGATAATGTTCTTTTAGCAGATTCACATGCAGTTCTCAATCTTCTCATTGCTTTTGCATTTTTTGTCATATCTAAACTGTATTTTTTATTAAATTCTGATGTAAAATGATTTACTAAAATATTATCAATATCTTCACCTCCTAAACGTGAATTACCACCTGTTGATTTTACTTCAAATATTCCATCATCTATAGTTAATATTGATATATCATGTGTTCCCAAACACTGTTAGTATTACGGCATTTAAGCCATAATTTCTTATACTTTCGTATAAGGTCAGACTATATCTTATTTAACTTTTTTAAGTATTCTTCTATTTCCTTTGTTGTTTGTTTCCAATTATTTGGAGTAATTAAATAGTATTTTTTTAATTTATTATCTGTACTGTATTTTTCTACTGCAGACCTTTTAGCATTAAATTTTCCTGTTTCTAATTCATTTTTGTGCCATATATGATTATTTTTTATTTCTATTAAAATATCATTAATCATAAAATCAACTTTATATATTCTATCTTTATTATCAAAATTATAATTTATATTTGGTCCATTTTTTATTATTATATTAATTGATTCACACCATTTTATAAATTTCATTTCTAATTTTGATTGATACAATATATTTTCATTCAATATATTTTTTGTTGATCTTATTTTAAATATTTTATTACACAAACTACAATCGGGGCATAAAGCCTTATAACAGTTTTTTAATTTATCTAAAGATTTTGCCCTCCATTCTTTAGTACAATTATCACATTTTATTATTGGTTGATTTGCCTTAAATATTGTTTTATTTATTCTATCATACAAAACAGAACTATATTTCATTTGATTATTTACTTTATAAATTGACCAAAAATCATAATTTTCTATTTTATATAATGATCCATTTGAATAACTCTTTATTTTAGGCTTTAATCTTTCATAATCTTCTTCTGATAAATGATTTAATAAATAAGCATTTTTAAATATATCTGGTTGACTATTAAATTCATTTATACTTATATTATGTATTTCTTCATATGATAATTTTACTTCTTTAATATTTGATCTGTCTATATTAATTCTTAATTCTTTCATTTCATCAGAATTTAATTTTTCAATTCTACAATTTGTACAATAATCATGATTATTTCTTATTTTTCTTAAAAAAGATGTTGTACTTATATAGTTTTTTGAATTACAATGTATACAATTATAACCAATTGTATATTCTGATGATTTTTTTAATTTAATATCATTTATTATAACATACCAAATATTTTCTTTATTGGAGGAATATTTACTAGATTCAAATACTAATTTTTTACTTTTAATTTCTATTTTATTATTAGTATTTTTATCAACAAATTCATTAACAGATTTTAATATATTATCTCTCATTATTTTTTTTAACAAACATTGTTTAAATATATTTTGATACTTAAAAAAATTAAACTCTGGCACTCGTGGGTTAAATAACCTAGTCGTTGAACCTTTACCATATAATATATATATATATATATTAATTAGGTACTTGGCTGCTTATTGTCCATTTATTTCAATCTTTTTTAAACCGTCACATTCATGTTTTCACATCGTGTTGTGGTAGATTTGAATTTTAGAAGTTCCAAGCAATTCACCAGATTCCATTCTATTAACAACATAGAATGTGTGGGTTTTCACCACAGGAAGCAGAACGTTTACCTCCACAATCAAAAATTAATACATTTTTTAATCCTTTATCATCTAAACCATATGCTATTGCTGCTGCTGTTGGTTCATTAATAATTCTTAATACATTTAAACCTGCAATAACACCTGCATCTTTTGTTGCTTGACGTTGAGAATCATTAAAATATGCTGGTACAGTAATTACTGCATTAATTATTGTTTCTCCTAAAAAAGATTCTGCGATTTCTTTCATTTTATATAAAATCATTGATGATATTTCTTCTGGTGTAAATTGTTTTCTTTCATTTTTATATTCAACTTCAATAATTGGTTTATTATTTTTATTGACAATATCATAAGAAAAATGTTTCATTTCTTCTTTCATATGTTCATCATCATAATTTCTGCCAATTAATCTTTTTGCATCATAAACAGTATTTTTTGCATTAGAAGCTGCTAAAGTTTTAGCAGGATCACCAATTAATCTTTCTTCTAAAGTAAAACTAACAAATGAAGGTGTTGTACGATTTCCTTGATCATTTGCAATAACTTCAACTCTTTTATCACGATAAATAGCTACACATGAATTTGTAGTTCCTAAATCAATACCAATAGCATATTTAGAATTTATAACACTCATTAATATATAAAATTAAAATATGTTTAAATCAAAATTACCAAATTTTAAATATTTAAAAAGTTTATTAATTTACTAATTAAACATCATATTATTTTTTTTAACTTTATATGATAATAAAATAATATTATTTTATGTTAAATCTTTATAACCAATAACTTTTGTTTCTTTTACTAATTTAATATCGTCTTCTGATAATTTAAAATATTTATATACTTCTTCATTATTCCATTCTTTATTTAATGGTATTAAGGGAATCCATTTACATGTTGATTCACTAATATCTTGTGATATTTTTCTTAATGATAACATAAAATTAGGCAGTTTACATTTCATATAACTTATTAGTGATTTTGCTTCATTTTCAGTTGATACTTTTAATGATATATAACTTCCTGTATGAATTTCATTTTCAAGTCCAATAAATATATTTCCAAATCCACTATTATGTTCATGTGCTGCTCTTGAAGTTATAACTTTGAAAAAATTATATTCTTTTTTTATTTCTTTTTTTTCTATGTACTTAATAAATCCCTTTTGTTGTGATACATAACATTTAATTAATGTATTATCATCATTTAATCTTTTATCATTTGATTCAATTCCAAAATATCTACCTAAATATATATTTGTTATTTTATCATATTTCAGTAATTTATTGACAATATTATAATATTTACTATCAAGAATAATATCAAAATTATTAAATTTAACTTTTGAACCATTATAATCACATAATCCATTATAATTTTTATCAATTAAAAAGTAATTCACTCCACCTTTAATATCAACTAAATTACCAAATATTTTGGTTGCATCATCAAAATGTTTAATATATAATATATCAGTTCTATTTATCATCATTTTTCTAAATTTATCTAATCCTTTTCCACCTGCAAACCATCTACTTGGTACTATAAATGATAATAAATTACATTTATCAATATAATATTCTATAAATTTATTATATAATGGTTTAGCACCAACACTTGTTAAATTTTCATTATAAGGTGGATTTCCTATTATTATATCAAATTTATTTATTCCAAAAACTTTATTTATATTTATTTCTAAAGTATTACCTTGATATAAATTTAATTTATATTGATTATTAATATTAAAAATTTGTGTTATTACAAAACAATTTTTTTTATTTAACTCACCCATATATAATTGTTTTTCTAGTATATGTTTTTTTCTTTCTTTATCATTTGGTATAACTTCTTCCAATCCTTTCATCAAATTATAATAAATTGCGATTGAATAGTTTCCCATTCCTGCTGCAGGATCATACCATGTTATATTTTTATTTGTATATATATATTCATTGTGATTTTCCATCCAATAAGTTTCTATATCTTTTAACATTTTATTATTAATAAAATCAATTGGTGTAAATACTTCACCAAATTCTTTTTTTTCTGATATTTTTGGTTTTAAACATTCATTAATAATTTCTAATAATTCTTTTGGTTTATCTATTAAACTTTGTAATGATAATTTAAAATTTATGCATATATTATAAGTCAATGAATTTTTATCAAAATATTTTTTTATAAGTTCTATAATAAATGTTATTAAATCTTTTTTATCCCACCAAATTGTTGTTTGGTCATCAAATATATCTAATAATTCTTCATTATTTTTAATATTATTTAACATATTTATAAAATCTTTATTTGATTCTTTTATTGTTAGAATACATGTTAATGGTATTATAAATGGTAAAATATCTTTTTGAAATGATATTTTTATTTCTTCTTTTTTTTTTTTTTTATTTTTTTTTTTATTTTTTTTTTTTTTTTTTTTTTTTTTTTTTTTTTT